CCGACTTGGTTATCAGTCCGGATTCGCCACGTCTTAAAATCTGATCCGTCTTAACCGTAACCTTATCACCGACCTGAACCTTTGCGTACTCGTCGCCCGAAATTGGCGTCCCACGTTTAATAAACGTTGCCCCATAGCCGAATAAATTTGTTTTCATTTCACCTATCGCTTGTTCCTGACTAATTCCACTCACAACAACACTAAGCGGAAGCCATTTGTTATCATAAACTTTTATAGTATTTCTTCCGGTTTCTCTTTGTGAGTCATAGCTAATTACTGTTGTCCAGTTAATGTCATCGCTTTCAGTACAATTATATTCATTCCAAAAACCTTTTCTTATTTGACATTCATTGATCCGACTATCTAAATTAATTCTGGCCTTACCGATAGGATAAGAATTATTTGAATCAAATGTAAACACGCTTATATCATCAAATGGATATTTTAAATAAATTATTCCATCCTCTTGCGGAATTAAAAACACGCTTAACAATTCAGTGATTTCATCTATTAATGATTTCAAATCGGTTTCTTTTTCTTCAAAGTATCTGAAGAATTGCCAGCCAACAAACTTAGCTTTGACTGTTGTAAACGATGCTACGTTTATTAATCTGTGCGGAACGCCTATTCTATAAAGCATATCAAGTATGATGTCCACCGGATGAGTGTACGCATAAAGCACGTTTTCTATTCCCGATCCTGAATCAAATCCAAACGGGTCTTTTGTTATCCGTAAAACATCCGAGCAATTAAATGTTAAAAAGTTTTCATCATATTCATAATCCTTTATGATGCCGGTTGTTACCGCACAAAAATCTGATGAATCCATTCCTTTAAATCCAAGCGTAACCACCGCCTCATTGCCAGTCAGATAAGCACCGTGTATAAGTTTTTCTATTTCTGATAATCCTTTATCCGGTGACCTATCCAATAACAGTTTAAACTGTGGCTCACTTATGGAACATTTTGAACCTATCGGATCAAGATGCGCCTCATAACTTGGTATTGATTGCAGTAATGGTAACGCCGTTCCAAACATATCATCCGATCGGACAAAACTTTTTGATGTCGGAAAATAACATTCAACTGAATCGACGATTGGTGTCTCATACCACTTTGTTGTATATAAATATAATATGAATCTGCAATTTGCTTTACCCGCAAAATTTATTGCATCGCCATCCGCTAAATTCGTTAATTCACTTAAATATTTATAACACATTCCCCCGTATGTTGTACCGCTTCCGGTTGCGGTAAACGTAAAGGTCTTTGTTCCAGTAACTGTGATTTCATAAGAATCTTTTATAACACCGGACTGATATATATAGATTATATCAGAAGTCGAATAACCGTGTTCATAAATAGTTGTTACAGTTGCCGTTCCTCCCGATAACGCCAACGATGAGATTGCAAACGGATAGTCATAAATATGTACATCATAAGTTATAGACGTATTAATCGGCGTCTTTTCGCCCGCTCTGAATTGTCCGGTAGTTGCTGTTATTTGTTCGCCGTATTGGTTTAATACGTAAAACATACGAGTTACTAATATTGAGTTGACATAAGGCTCGAAATGTATTTCTTTCACCGGAAATCGTCCATCATATCTGTCAAGGTCGAAGTTAAAGAAATATTCAGTCGCATCCATATTATAAGCACTTTTTGAATGCTGTGCATTTGTTATCTGTATGTTCATGTCAGCCGCCGCTAATCCGTTTATAATTGAATTGAACACAAGATCAGTTTGTCTGTAACACTTATACGTGGCTGTCTCACCCTCCATTGGGTCCCATGTTGCCGTTGAGCCATTATCGTTCGTGTGTCTGTGCCTTAATACCATCGGAAATATAGCGTAAACTTTATTTGGATGTAATGTTATTTTACAATTTTGAGTTGTCTCTGTATATCCGGTTGAAATAGGAATGTATGAATCATAATCTATCCATTCAAATGAACCTGACATATAGGAATATGTTTGCATATACACTATCGTTTCACCAGAAAATTGAAATTTGTCCTCGCCGTTAATAAAATCATCGGTATTTAATTCAGCAATCGCCCAGCGATGAATTTTAGGACTTATTGATTCGGTCACTATCCTTTTTAATATTACTGATTTTTCTACCTTTATTAATATCATGGGCGATTTTTTTCTGGTCGCAGATTGTGTCCCATCTTCTGATCCCGTCATCACATTCTCATAGCCGTAGCGTTTACAAACCACACTACCCGGATAGCTACTAATATCAGCTAAATTACCCGGAATAGTACCTAATCCGCTATCTTTCCAATCTTCGTTGTGTGTAGCTTTTGCTTGTATGTAAGATGTTTCTAAATCAAGTTTAAATATGCTTTGATTCGTTTGTTTTGCGCAAGCATTCTGAAAATTTGCGGAAAGAGTTATCATATAAATTGTTCACCAAACTTAAATTCATTCATCCATTCATTCGTATAATCTTTGAAGCCTAACTCTTTCAGATAATTTATTTGATTATCCGTTAAATAATCCTCAACCCCGATGTAATGTTTACCCACTACATCTCCATCAAACTCGGCACGGTGTAGCCTCCAGCCGAATGTAAGGTTAGAGTATGGGCAGATGTTCCGCAGTTTTTCATGGATATGTTGCGGATAAAGTTCTTCTTCAATGTACATATAAGTTTTCATTCGTTCTCCTTTACCATGTTGTCCAAGATGGGGTTCCAGGTGATGCGGCAAGCGTTGTATCATTATTATTTGCGGTTTCATCATTTACATTAGTTCCCGATCCCTCGTTATTCTTCCAATATCCTACTAAATTTGCACTCGCCACAAGATTCGCTGATCGACCTGAACCACCGTTATAAAGCGAGTCAATTTCAGCTTGGCTTAATGCTTTTGAATAGATTGCAAACTCATCCTGCTTACCATCGAGGTAACGTGAACCGGAACTAAAATATGCCTGCCCTAATCTTAATAATCCATCAGCAGAATAAGGCGCACTCCATGATCCTGCGTTTGAATTTGAAACATCTTTTTGTACGCTATTAATATAAATTTTTATAGTTGAAGCCCCGTCATAAGTGGCCACAACGTGCTGTGCCGCTCCAGTAACCAGATCACCATTCGTACAGAACCGGCCAATGCTGATTGTACCGTCCGCCGCACCAAATATTGAGAATCCTATACGGTAGCTTGCACTAATGGTTTGATAATACAACTGATATTCTCGTTCGGTACCGGCCATATCCCCTTTTTGAAAGAATCCCCATCGGGCGTTTCCCAGCGTGTCAGGATTAAGCCAAATCGACCAACTCATTGCTTTTCCACCAGCACCTTCATTAAGCCTAAACACGTTTGCATCAGGTATCGTTGCGTAGTCATTTGCTCCATCAAAATCTAAGCAACCTCTAAACGCAAATAGTTCTAACGATCTTTTATCCGTGTTGTTTCCTACCTCCGCACCCGCCTCAGCAGTAGGTCTTACTCGCCAGTATAACCAACAGTCAGTCGCAACAGTTGTTGCGGTGAACGTTGTATTTGCTCCGGTGTAGGTTTCGATAATAGTCACGAAGCCGTCATCAGTTGCCAACTCCGCAATATACCCTGTTGCATTTGTGGCCGCATTCCAGACGAATGTGGGGGTTGTGTCTGATGTAAAAGAAGCGTCAGCGGGCGTGTCTAAGGTTACCGTTCCCAAAGTCTTAATCGTGTAAGTGGATGAGTTAGTTCCCTCTTCTACGCCGCCTTCTGCTGTGGGTCTCGCTCGCCAATAGTACGTACTCCCAGCCGATAGCCCTGTCGAATCGTAAGTTGATACCGCCGGAGTCCCCGTCTCAACTATGGTTGCGCCAAAGGTATTAGCCGTGGCAATCTCTATTACGTACCCAGTAGCGTAAGTGGCGTCTGACCAATCAAACGTGGTAGTAAGGTCAGCCGTGACATAATTATTCGTGGGAGTGGACAGCGTTACCGTCCCCAATGTTTTAATAATGAATTCCGCTGTGTAATCACCATAAGTTGCCCCAGCCTCTGCTCTTACCCGCCAATAATAAGTTTGTCCCGCTGTTAATCCGGATGATGTATAGGTCGATGTCGCAGGCGTCCCCGTCTCCACAACTGTTAAAAACCCGCTATCACTCGCTATCTCAATTCTGTATGAAGTTGCACTCACTACATCTGTCCAGTCAAACGTTGTTGTTAAATCCGCTGTAACATAATTGGTCGTGGGCGTGAGTAGAGTAGGAGTGCCTAACGAGGAACCGCCTGTTGTTGTTTGATTTCCGCTCAAAGGCGTTGCGTAGTAATACCATGACCGTTTTTTATTTTTATAAGAAAATATATTATAATAATATTTCGTACCCGCTGTAAGCCCAGTATCTGTAAATCCGCAATTAGTTCCAACATGAGCAACTACTTCACTACCCCAAGATTGTCCAACATCATAAGTCGAATTATATGTTGGGCTATGTGGTTTAATCTCAACATTGTTTCGTGTGACCAAATATCCATCAGGTTCGCAGGTTGCCATAGTCCAGCTTAACGTAATAGTTGTGTCGGTTACATCCGAAAATACTAATGATGTTGGTCGTGACGATGGATAATCAGCCGGTAAATCTTCAATCATTCTTGTTATCCCGGTCGCTTGAATACTTGTTCCCCTTAACTGTCCTTTTTGATAAGCCAGCATAAACCCGTTAGTATCAAGTTTGTATAGGTTCCCGTTAGTCGTTGAATGTATGTACCAAAAGGCTAATCCATTCTGCCAACAATTTCTTTTTAATTCATTGATCGCCGTTTGTTCTGTTGGATTCAAATAATTAAACTGGACATTAAGTTTTACATGATTCGCCTGATAGTCGTTATAAATTACATCGCCAAAATAATTTGTTATTTGATTTCTTTTAACTTCCTCATGTTCGGGATCATAATATTCCGATGGTCTAAGCGAATGATATTTGCCAATCCATGCGTGCCTTAGCGTCAAGGTTTTTTCGGGTTCAAAATAAACGCCAAACTCTTTTACATTTTCTTCAAGCGTAAACGTATAAAAATTAAATCCTCTGACTATGCCAGTATAATCATCAAGCGTTGTTTCTGATTTCTTTACCGATATATAACAATTAGGATCATCTTTATCTGACCATATAATAACGCAGTTGGCGTCTTGCGTTGCGGATGTATCTATTGCCTTGATTGAAAACGTTTCCGTGTCTGGTGTAAACTTTGTATAATGCTTGGAGTCTATTAGATGTGTTGCCGGATAACCGGACACGCCCGCACAAAAACATTTGAATGTGTTTTTAACAAATAAATTTTCAGCTACGATGTAAGGCACTATTGTTTGATCCTTAAATTATCTAAATATGAATAATGACCTGTCGCTTGATACCTATTAATAGCCCCCGAAGATACGCCAACATAAAATCCGTTTACGTTTGGTACATACTGGGTATTACCTGACCCATAATAAATATTTTGAATGTCAACGGTTGTTACACCGACACTTAAACCATCAGCAGTATATGTACATAACTGTCCATTCGTGTATAATTTCAAATAACGATTAGATGTTAGTTGTAATGACATGTGCATTATCTTTCCGTCAAATGTTTCACCTCCATAATCGAACGTACCATTGATTCTATAATTTGAGCCTTCCTTGTATTTTGAAGGATAATATACTCCCGAATCATACACAAACAAACTAACGTTATTATATTGTACTCCTTCTTCAATAGTGCCCTGCGATATACCCAAAACCAATCCTCTTTCTGCATCTGTTGTGACATTATCAAATATTGCTCCGCCAACATCATTGGTTGTGCTATACACATAAATCAAATCATCACCTGTTACATTTTTTGGTAATCCCGGTTCAATAGTTAATGTGTTTGAACTAACATTTGTTATTTGGCTGTAAGTGTAATTTGTTAATTCAAAAAATACGATGTCTCCTATTTCTAACGAATGTGTCATTGCGTTAGTTGTAATTGTGGTGGCACCAGTAAGATATTCATAACCAGATTCAATCGTATAGCTATCATCTAACGTTCTTACATCTGTGGCAAATTCCCAATATAACTGCAATACCGTGTCCCTATCGTTAAGAGTGCCTCCTAAATTAGAATAGTAGAGTAATCCATGTCCGCTTTTTAAAACATTGTCATCATCTGGAGTAAATCCTTGTCCTGGAGGTGCTGATGTCACCGTCCATGTTGGCGGATATGCGGTCGTTATTAAATTTTGTGTTGCCATAGTCAACGCTCCTGACGTAAAGTCGTTATTGTAATAAATTGTTTCGCAATCGCACGATGCGATCATCAGCATTAAGACAAATAGCTTTTTCATAACTTACTCCAGTAAATGAAAGAATGTTAGTTACTGTAATGTAACTTAAAAAAACTGATTTGTCAAGTGTTAATTTCATATTATGTCACAATCGAATCAAATCCGTCAATTAACGTTAAGGTTATAATACTCGCATACCCGTCAATCAAATATGATGTTTGTACTATTACCCATCCAGTTGTAATTGTATCGTCATTACTATTAATACCACTTATCAAATAAGACGCTGGTGGTGAATATTCAAAATCATCTGTTTTATAGGTAACATCATTTACAACCGCACCCGTTAATTTTGTTACTATATAAGGCGTCTCAGCTTTGATTGATATGTTCCTACTCAGCGGCGTGTCATATACGTTGTTACGAGTGTCTTGAATAAAATGATAAAGCCCACCATCGTTGGCCTCGTCATCTGGCCTGAATACAAACATAAACGGCTTGCAATACCTGAAATTATAATTAAACAGATCATCAAATTCATCATAAGCATTATTAAAATTTGCCTCTAAAATTCGCTTGTGTTCATTAACTTGGTTCTTTATATAAACGCAATTATCTAATGTCCCATCGATCGCAATAGTTTCTTGAAACTCATCGAACTCGTAAACGGGATTCATTATACGCTGGCTTAGTCCTATCCATAAATGAGTGATTTCTAAATAAGCATTGTCCGGCTGTGTTATGCTTACCTCAACAGATTCCACATAAATCGAATCATCAAAATTAATTACATTAAATATTTCTAATCCCTCTTGATCCCCAAAATACTGATCGCCATTATACGTTATGAATATATCGCATTCGCTATGAACTTTTCTTGCTTGGATAATAACGGTGTCAATCTTAGCGTCTCCGGTCATTGTAAACGTTACCGTGCCGGAATTAGCTGGCGCATAATATGTCCAATGCTTGCCGTCCGTAACCTTATCCACACGATACCCAAACTTCCCAATCGGATCAGCCGTTACACCTATTCGTTCTGCAATATTATCCCATATAATGATAGGTTGATAAAGGATCGCCATTAGCTACTCCAACTTAAAGAGCGTCCCAAATAATCTTGTTTCTGAATCTCTTTGCCCACTCTTAAACCTAACCCCCTCATAACGTTATCTGATACTTGTGATGGGTCTAACGCTTGTAAGATAACCGTGATAGTCGTGTTGCCTTCCCTCTGTGATCCATTATCAAACGATGATTCCGGTTTATAGCTGTTGCCAGAACCTCCGGATGCCGTTCTGTTCATCGTTCCCGCCAGAGCAGTCAACGCCCCGCCAAAGACAACCAGAGCCGCACCCGCCGCTATTGCCGCCGTTCCAGAGATACCTAAGAACGGTATGGCGTCTCCGGCTATACCGTACAGTATCATCATCGTCCCAAACTGTACCGCCATCTGCCCTATTGCCGATAGGAAGTTTGACACAAATGCTTTTAACACGTTTCCCCCTTCGACTATCGACTGACCTATTGCTTGGAAGCCTGATACAAAGGCGTTGACCCATCCATTAAGCCATACGTCACGCATTTCTTGTACTCTTGCTTTTAATAATTCAGCGTATCGGTTTATGGCTTCCTCTTGCTTATCGAATCTTAATTGTATTTTTTCATTAGGATCAGCGGCTTTCGGTACAGACGCTCTTAACTGATTCATTACATCAATGTTCTTTTTATAAACTTGTTCACGCTCTGTCATCATATCTATTTCATGCTGAACCGATCCGAGATAAGATGATTCTACATACCCAACCCACTTTTGAATACCTATTAATGAATTCTGATAATCTTCAATCTCTTGTTTGCGTCCACGTTCCGCCGCCTCCCGACCCCTTGCAACCGCCGCTTGTAAATCAGCGATCCGCTTGTAATCATCGGCAACTATTTTAGCAACTTCTCTTGAATTATCGGCATCTTTTTTTGTCGGGAAAAATTGTTCTTTAAATCTCTGATACGCACCCACGCCCGCACCGATACCGCCAAACATATCCAAAAAAGTTAATCCTAATTTGTCCATGCCTTCGCTCAATCCTTTTACACCCTTGTCAATCAAGCCTACAATGATGTTAACCCCTTCCATAGTCTTCTTGAATGACTCCGAAGATACCACAGTCATTTTCATATCATCAGATAACTTATCATATATTATCCCAAGTTTACCCGCTTCGGTATTGTGATCTTTAGCAAACTGAACAAGTTTATTATATTGATTTATTACCAATGCCCCAGCCGCTCCGCCCATTGCTAACCTAAACACATCGCCTACATCTTTGAACTGTCTATTAATTTGTTTAGTTGCGCTCGCTGTCCGGCGTTGCATATTCTCAACCGAGGGGCTTAGCTTATCTACATGAGTCGATATGATTACATCTTCAATCACATTCTTTTGAGTTACCGCCATTATTTCTCCTTATACGAAAAGAATTTATAAAACTGTTCCAGCTTCACTTTCTCTTTATACTGATCTATCATGGCCACAGTCTCCCATTCTTCCATTGTCAAATTCAAACGATGTAACTCAAAGCCCACCCTCTGTAGAACCCAGTACCGCAAGCATTTAGAGGCAAGCACCTTAACATAATCTGATACGTCTGCAAAATTCGCTTCAATTTTCGCAAGGTATGCGTCATAATCTTTTACTTCGCTTTTTACTCGTTCCTGATCGTCTCTGTCAAAGTACCCTCTATCGATCAGGTCAATTACTTTTTTGGGTCAGCTTCTACCCTCGGATATAACGCCGTCATAGCGTCAATCTTAATTGCTACCGGTATCAAATCATACCAATGTTTACAAGTCCCACCCGACAGATAGGTTATATCATCCGGTGTGATTTGGCTGTGAAACTTCCGTTCCGTTCCGCCAGCGTCAATCATCGTTGCGCCTTCAATCTCTTGGATTAACTCGTTACTAAATTCAGCGCAGGCAAAGGAATATTGATTCACTAATTCCTTGCTGTTCTTGTCGTAACCGGTCATGGCATCGAAAAATTGTGCCTCTTGCTCCGGTGTAGCCCTCTTATAAATTAAGGTAACTTCTTCTCCGTACAATTTACATTTGTACTCGTTTGATCTTTTTGTAAAAGCCATTGTCTTACTCCAAATTAAATATTAAATAGTCCCTTGAAAAGTGGGAAGTAAATTAACAATTCTTGCAAAAGCAGTAGTTCCGTTCGGCGTACCCATTACTGTTAATTCGATATTGCGAACCAATAAACCGTTGTCTTTGCCTAAGTCCACTTGTTTACATCGACATTTGGGAAAGTCTAACGTGATTGAATAAGGTACCGCCCCGCCAGCGATCTCGCCTACTATTGGAATATTAACCGCCCATTCTGTCTGTGCTAAATAGTCGGTCAACCAGTCATCCGTTGCATCATCTAAAGCGTTAATCAATAGCTGTCCCGTGATAGTCCACTTGGTATCCACAGCTAACGCACCATTGCGTGTCTTAGTCGTATTACCTAATTGATAAGCATAATTATCATCCATTGTGGCTTCACACTTAACGGTTAGCGATCTGACCTTTGTCGTAAATGAATCAACGGATGAAAATACGTCTGTCGATTGGTCGTAAGTACCTCTTGCAAAAGATACATCCCCAAAGTTCATATAGGTTTCAGCGTTTTTGTAAGTCTCCATATTTGCAACTGTAAGTGAGCTGGTTTTTGTTGCATAATAACCCACCACACCCATTGTGGCATTAACAAATTGCTCTTTTTCTACCGACATCTCAAACGATGGAAACACTACACCCGAATATTGCCTAACCACACCCCCCGCCAGTTCAAGCATATTCCTTGACTTTATAGATGGTATGGTCGATGATTTGAATTTACAACCATGAGTATAAGTCGATGAATCCCCAGCCGTAGCCGTGTATGTATCACATAACGAACTAAAAAAGATACCCGCCAGCATCGGCGTAAGCCTTCCTTTATGCGATCCGGTCGCTTCCAATGTTAGAATCTCTGATTGTGTCGGTTGTGCCGAACCACTACACTCATTGTCGTTTACGTAAAGGTTTCTCGCTTTATGGAATATCGGATCACCGTCATAATTGAATGAAGTAAAATCTGTTGTCGTTTCTTCATACTCGCCCCAAGTATCTTCATAAGTCTCTGAGAATGCCCGTCTTCCTACTGCCGCTTGTAATGCCATGTTATCTCCTTAATAGCTAAATATTTTAATAATGTTTGTCCGTACAATAGCAATGCACAAGTGCTGATTGCTTTCATTGATCTCTATAAATTCGGTTTGTGAACCTGTTGAATACGCATTTGTACTAAAGTTATACGTGCTTGATTTCTGCTTAGAAATAAGTGGTTCAAGTAAAGTAACGATTGCATTCGTGCTTGTGTACGCTCCGGCCTTGCTTGAGTTCATTTGTCCTATAACATAGATTTCGCACGGATAGCTGTATAGTTCTTCATTCGTTGTGTTTCTGTCCGGCTCTGGCGGTTCGGTTAATCTTACAATCACAGCCGGTCTTGCTTGTATTCCGTAAGTCATGGCAATAGACTCCCATGTTAATGAGAAGTCCTTGCCCCCTGTGTACGTGTCAAACGTAACTACAAGAGCGTCTATGCTCGCATCCGTTTCGATAGTAGTTTTAATGGATGATTCTAAATCAGTTATTCTGCTCATGGTTTGCTCGGTTTGCTTAAATATTTCATGATTATTGGTACGTGAAAAGGTGCGATGTTTAGAATAGCGTCACGTAATATCCATTTTGCTTTTGTACCGGGATGAATCTTGCCCTTACCCTTTTTTGATTTACCAATAAATCTGAATCCCACGCCCTTAATCTTTACGGCACTGCCTATCGAATGCGCCCTTGTACCCTCTTCAAGATAAGGTGCATACTCCATGTGCGAGCCTATTAAGGCTATCATATTCTTACCGTTCTTTGGGAATTGCACGTTGATTGACCGTCTATATGCGCCTGAATTTGCACCCCTATTAATTCTATCAGTCGCTAATATCTTCGCTTCTCTTAACGTCCTGTTGCCTATCTCTCTGACGGCGATAGCTGGTATTGCACCATGCTCTTTGCGGATCCGCTGGATGTGTTCGTAATGCCGCTCTAATCCAGATTTATTTATTCCAATAGCCACTATATAACCTCGATAAAAAAGGATTGATTCAAGTTAGGCTTCATCATTAACGTGTACTTGTTCAAGATGTCCTTAATAAATTGCGGTATGGTTAATTCTAAAAATGATTTAGAATAACCCGCCGGGGTACTTTCCGACAAAGCAGTTGTCTTACCTTGTTTTTCCCATACCATACTAATCAAAAGATAAGCCGCCTGAACCACATCAGCAGGCATTGTAGCCTCTGTATAACCGGCTTTATAAACAATAACGATGTTCTGATTGCCGGATGTGAACCCGCTCCCATAATAAATCTTCCCTTGTTCAGCGTATAAAAAGTAATTATCATCAGCCGCTTCATCAGTAAGATTCAACGCTGTATCATCAATCGTTATCGAAGTTACTTCTGTTATCGGTCTCTCTAAATTCCTTAAATAAACTTCATCGTTGCCGTCTAAAGATACCGAATAAGTCTGATGTAAGAAATTACGATTGCAATAGTTGTTGATAAAGTCCGTAATTGCGTCACAATAGTATCCTATTATTGTATCAGAATTGGTATCGGATATTCCTGAGTAGCTTTTGAACTGGGAAGGCGTTATTATTTGAGTTGGGTCTGCCATAATTAATTACCTTTAAAAAAATATAAGGGCGGGCGGAGTAATGACCCGCCCTTTTTATTAATGCGTACTAACGCAAAGCAGTTGGTTTAGGGCGAACCGAAAACCAATCCTGCGACTACACTAACTGCCGTATTGGTCCCACCGCTTGCGTGGTTCGTGATCGTCAACTGAATGTACCGATTCAATACCGGCGGTAAACAAATATATGCCGTCTCTCCGGCATACCCAGTAGAAGCTACACCAGCCATCTTAATCTGATGCAACGGTGACACATCCGCATAGGTTACATCATCAGTCGAATGCTGTAAAGTTACGGTATTATCATAACTCGGATTCGTGTGATTCGGACAGGATGGTAATACCACCTTTAACATAAGATTCCCGGCTTTGTTCTGTTGAACAGCCTTCAGATCAATCGTGTCCGTGTTGTGGCTCGCCCCAGCGGCAGGAAAAGCCTTCGTTACTAATTTCTCCGCATCTTGTAAATACGGAACAAAATATGTAGTTGCCATAATTCTAATTCCTTTCTTATGATAATGTTTCGGTTATGGCCAACGCTTCCGTCACGTAGATAGGAATACCATCGTTATCCGCTTTAGGATAAGGAGCGGGCATACCCGTCGGGGACGTTGCCGTTAAGCTGGCTTGTAACTGCTGATAGGAGCGTTTTGACATGAACCACGCACAATTAGACGCACCGTCAATGTTACCCATCTTGATCTTGCCAACTGGGAACAAGGCTTTTAACGCTTCCATTTTTGTGAAGGTCATGGTCTTGCCTGAATCAGCGGTAATGTTTTTAATCTTACCGAATGAATACATATCCGCACAAGCTACGCCGGAATACACGTTCATAAAGGAAGAACGATAAGGCAAGAACTTGGTCGAAGCATTCGGATCAGCCATAAGAGTATCAGACCACGGTGAGAACTGGAACGCAGAGCCAGCACCAAATACATGGCTTACCTGACGATCTCCGTAACATACTAACCATGCGGACGATGCCGTGCTTTCAGTTGTTCCACAGGCATCATAAATCATGGTTGAATCAACCAAATCATTGAGTCCGTTAAACGCACCGGTCACGCCGAAAGACGCATTCGCACCATACCAGAACGCTTTAGCATGATCTTCTAAAGCCGCAATGTATGCGCCCATCATCTCATCGGTTTCTAACGTACCTCGTTTGTCGATGTTCTCCAAAGCCTTATCATACCGCATCACGGTTGAGTACAACTTCAGAGCGACTTCTTTGCTTGCATACGCACTCGCCGATGGTGTTACACCAGCATTAATGTTACGATATGCACCCGAAGGCCGACCCGTTCTGATGGTTTGCCAGAAACTCAACCCGTCAATGATCTTTGATGGGAAGACTGCAATCTCTGGAACGGCTATCGTGCCTTGTTCTATAATCCCTATTTCAGGGGATTTGTTTCGCTGGGCTAATTCCAGCAATGTGAGTACTGCCATAATGTTTTCTCCTTACTGTTTAGAGTTTTCTTGATCTCGCCACGCTTCCGCCTTTTCCCATGCTGAACGTGTGTCCTTAACCTGCGGGGGTTGGTTTTCGTGAATCTGTTTTGACTTGACCATCTCTTTTTGAACCGTGTCAATCTTCTCATCCAGACTCTTTTTCATCTCCGATTCAATAGCGGTTACTACTTCAGTCTGCGCCTTCTTTTGCTCATCGAACATCGGCGCAATGATTCCCGTGATGGTCTCTGGCAATCCTTTTGTGATCTGTTCGATTTTTTCATCGAGCGATTTCTGAAACTCCGCTTTCAAACCATTGATCTTTTCATCATAACCTTTGTGCGCTTCCGTTAAAGCTATGATTGATTCGTTCATTGTTTTCAGCGAGGTTTGCAGTTCTTCGAGTTCCTTCATTTGCGTACCTCTTAGTTTGTGGTTAAGTGATTTTATCCCGAACGTAATCCGTTCTACGAATTCTTGTAAACTTTTCATAATCGGAACACTCTCTGGGTTTGCCGGACGATTGGCTTGCGTCTCGGTTGGGTAAAGAATCGAGAATTCTTGTAACTTAATATTTGATATTACACCCACTCCGTCAATGATGGTTCTGTCCCACGCCCCGCCAATAGAGAAGCCAGATACACCTGACATCCCTACTTCACGCTTGACATTCATGTCTGTAATGTTAATCTCTACAAGCCACTTCTTCCGCCCATCCTCTGTGTCTAATACTACGGACTGGATCAGCTTTGCCACGTTGTCGATTTCGTGGTTGCCTTTGATCATAGCCTTACCATCCTGAAGGTCTAACATAAAGCCATCGACCATCTTCTTGAACTCATCGTTAGGAATGACTTCCCCAGTACCATCTATGATACCGGATGAAGATACATACCCAAGTATAGTCCCTTCGGATTTGTCGATCTTCTCAATGACTGATTCTAATTGAAACATACGAACCTCGATGTCTGTACTTCTCTTAAAAAAGGGAAGCTACGATTAAATTAACTACGACCCTGACCAGATGCTACTTGGCGTTTCATACACGCCATGAAAAAAGTAAGGCAATACATCACATCTGCAATTGCAGAATTCTTCTGGCCCAAGCGATGAATCCAATGGATATTGAGCCGTCCATTCGCCAACTTGAAATAATCCATTAATCCCTGTATATTTTTTACCAGTATCCAAAGCATAAACATCCTTATGTGTGTCTCTAACACCAAAAGTGGCTGTAACCCACTCCTTACCCTCGACCCCGTTGCGCTTATACAACTCATTCTGAGCCACCGATTGCACGTGTCCTGTTTCGGATCGTGCATAACGGATTGCCTCATACTCGTGCTGATAGCCAAGGTCTCTTTGAATGTCTCTGAAGAATTTAGAATCATAAGGGGCTAATCCCTGTTCAATGAACCGTTCCTGAATAGTCTGAATCGAATTTTCAAAGGTCACTTTTGAGGATTCAGGGAACGTGGCTGACCTTGCCTCTAATGTACTAATTAAAAATGGATTTGTCAAGTTAAATTTTATATTTGTTAATTTTAGTTTTTCTAAGGCAAATTGACTCGCTCTATCGTAAGAGCGAATATTGTCCTTATCAATCTCCCTCCGGAACTCTTGCGCCTCGTTATACATATCATATCTTGAGAATAGTCTTAAAAAGAAATTCTTATCCGCTTCACTCAACGCCTTGCGCTTATCAAGTATCATCGCTTTCTGTGTCTGCGTTGGATAGTTCAAACCCACCCACGTGCGGGCGTGTCCGCTCTCAGCAATCTCTCTGACACCTATCATAAGTTTGTCCAGCATCATCTGATCAAACTTGAGTACGGAACGCCTGAGCCGTGCTGACATTAGTTCACGGTTAAGCGTTTGTTTACGAAGTCGGTTTGGGATTCTCATTTGTTCTTGGCTCAAAGTTTTTTACTGGTTTCAATAACGCATTTACCTTAGCTTCATCAAACAACGGGAACGCCAGCAGTATCATTTGCTTCCCAGATTCATAAGGCAGTTGTCCTGTTGCTATTTGAGTGATAATCTCAACCAACGATGATACCTGTGCGCCGTTTAAAGCGGTCTGCTGAATCTCCCCATCAACGCTTTGCTTAATAGCTTCGTCAGGTTTTGTTTCTTTTGTCTCTCTATCCCTATCAAACATATCCATTTGATTAATTAATTGACTGCCCATTTGAGCAATAGGCCATGGCATATCTGCTTCAGGTTCTTTGCTCTTTTCTAATCCCTGTTTATACCTTATCTCATTGATTGTCCTGATACCCGCCGCCCAGTCTATCTGATCTATCTGCGCTTGTCTTAACGTCCTCATCGTATCATCGAATACTACATTGTATGAATATTTGTCTGTTTTGAATCTGTCCTTAATAATGTCATTCATGAACTCGATAAAGATTTCCCTTGACAACGCTATGTCTTTAAGGAAGTCGTTTAACTGTTCTTCAGTAGACTCTCCGTTCAAGTTACCTTTATCAATGATGCCCACTTTAGCTGGCAGTACATTATCAGCCGTTACAATCTCTTTTAATGTTTGATCTAATAATCTGCCTACATCACTTTGAAATATCTCTTTGTTAATTGGTTGAAATACGATGTCCACTCCAGGCGCAGGGCTTTCTATAATCGCTGTTGATCCGCTCGACTTTGTTCCCTTCACTTTATCTCTTAACAATCCCGTGATGGTCTCTTTCATACTATCCGTTGCTTGTGCGCCCTTAAGGATTATAAGGAAGTCTGGCCATGCACGATTGACAAAGAAATATTTGATTACCTCATTGATATAGGCGTGTATCTGCAAAGAATTCCAGCCGCCATAAATAATGTTAGGCACGCCGTACTGCCTGTTAATAGGATTGTCATTGCGTAAGTGATATAGTTCTGAAGTGTTGGCCTCACGTGTTCCGAACGGATTAAAAAGTACCTTTGTTATCCGTCCTTGTTCTTCCTCTATCTGTGCGTACCCTTGCGGTTCGCCTTTAACCTGTACACGCTTCCATATATTCTGCGCCGCTGTGTAATGTAGCTTTGCAATCTCTCCCTTATTATCCCTCATACATTCTATATACCCATCGCCCATAGATGTGAAGTCATTAACTGCTAACCTGCCTGTTCTAATATGCGAATCGCCTTTATACTTCAATTCATCAATCCACTTGATAACGTCTTTAGGCTCAACTTTCTCTCCCCGCTCTGTGATGTAATACGATGAGCCTACAATGTACTGCGATCTAACCGCACACGCCCTCGCATGGTAAGCGTTGGATAATAGCCCGTTAATCAATTCCTTTTTGTCGTAAGGGTGTGCATACACGTCCACAGTCTCTCTGTGTTCCGTCTGCTCTTTAGGTATGGTTGTAAAATCTTGTAACGCTTTGACTGCTGTAATCCTATCCCCAAGCGATGTCATAACCGTGACTGCGTTCGGGTTATGTTCCACCTCCTTAACGGGCGGATGTCTGTCTAAAAATTTCCGCATGGCTTCGATGTTTGTCTTTTTCATAGTCACCTCATATTGTAATAAGCGTTGCGTTCACCCGTCCGGAGTATTCCTTATATTGTGAATAGCAAGCGTATCGGATTGCGTCAATGCAATGATTGAATGCGTCAACCGGAGTATTAGTCTGGTTGCCGTTCTTGTCCTGAATGAACATATAATTGGATAACTCTTTGATTAACTCTAATGACCGCTTGGTTACCTTCAATTGTCGTTCACGCATATAGTTTATTCCAGCGATGATTGAGTCTGGTCCTTTAACACAAGGCTTAATCAAAAAGCCTTGCCTCATAATATCATCAATCGTTCTTGGTTCGGATGAGTCACCATAGATTACATGGTTTGAGGTAACGCCTAACTGCTTCATCATTCCACAGATGTCGTTTGTTTGTGTGTTCTTTTTATAAATCAGTTGATCCACGTATATGATACCATCCCTCTCACCGACCTTCATCAATGTAGTAGGATCAGCCGTGAATCCAAAGTCCATTCCATACACTTCATATATGTCTGGAAATTCGTCTATCAATTCGTATTCAGGGAATACCAACCCATCCACGCTACCAATCTCGCCGTCTAAATACACCCTACACCAGTTAGCCCAGAATGAACTTGTCTTGGCCTTCTCCCTGCGTTGTTCATGCTCTGCCCTGATTGAATCCGGTATGGCTTCGTTATCCTTTGGGACTAATACGATGAGTTCAGCGTCCTCTTGGTTCGCTATTTCATCATGCACCCAGAACCTTCCTATCGGGTTGTAGTCAAACCATATCACGCTTGATGTACGGCCTATAAGCGAATCGGCTATCGGGTACGGTATATGATAGCACTCATTAAGAAATAGGTCTGTCCGTTTACCGTGTGCTTGAGCCTTACCTATTGAATCGAACGCTGTGAACTCTATCTTGGATCCGCTTGCAAACGTGTATATTTTATCAGTTGCGTTATAGTTATCTTCCCGCCATCTATTCGTTGAGTACATGATCTCTTTGAAGTTTGCTAACGCCCCCGCCTTGATAGCCGGTATGGATTCGGCTACTACTGTTATATGACTATCCTTTGTCCTTGCACATTGGTCGATTAAAACAGCAATAATGCCGTAGGTCTTGCCCGCCCACGTGCCGCCCTGAATCACTCTTTTACGCTTCGATAAAGCTAAGAGTTTATTTATCGCCGTTGTCCGTTGAAACATCATCCCTCTTTATGTCCGGAAATAGTATCTGCTCTGGTATCACTTGCTCAATCTTCTTAGTAGGCTGTCCATATACCCTATTGTTAAGAATCTCTAACGCTTCCATCTTGCCCGCTTCCCTGCCCTTTATCAATGACTTGGCTATGGTTTGCTCAGCCACGTTAAACTTACCACTCTTATCCGTGTCGATCTCTTTAAGTTGCTCAACGGTTAGACCGAGCATAGCCGTAACCATATCCGAATATTCAGACTGCTTATAGCCGAAGTCCTTGAACTGATTGACTAACTTCTTCGGTCTGCCATTAGGATTGTTCGTCTCGCCCTTTTCAGGCACGTTGAACGTTCCGCCATTTCTTACTTTGACTTTTCTCACCTTGAAAATACTTTGTTTACTACGATTTGCATAATGTTAATTTTACTTTAATATTGTTTTAAATTCATCTATGACCCGTTTCAATTTGTAAACCTCTTGTTTATAATTATCACGTTCAACCATTACCGATTTTAAATTACTTGTTAATGTCTCTATGGTTCTTTGCGCTGAATTTAGTGTTTCTATAATTTCTTTTTTTTCAGCCTCTACCGCCCAGTCCGCCGCACAAGTACATAATGGTTTATCTTGCCCGTACATAGCTTGCTTACATAAATCATCTCTGATCTGCTTGTCCTTTTGTAAGTCATTTACAGCATCAATGACCTCGTTTAGTTTTTCATCTGTTTTTGAGCAAATCATAATTAGCTTAATCATTGCATTACCTCAAAACTATATGACACATTAAGTTCCAGATAATCAAATATTACAAGTGCCTTTCTTGCGTCTCCAAACACCATCGTTGCCGCTAATTTTTTACCTGATTCTACATATCGGATATTAAACCGCTCAAATAGTGTTGGCTTCGATCCATCATATTCAAATATAATCTTACTCACTCCACACCTCGTTTGGCAATGGTACTACCACATTGAACCAGTTGAACATCCACTCCCTACATCGCTGGGTGTAGGCCTCAAACTGATCGGTTGTTAAATCTGCTGTACTCTCGGTAACTCTTAATATCTTATCGCCCTTAACGATCTCCCTGAAGTTACAATATTCCTTTAGCGTGTCGTGAGCCATCTCCGCTGACATGGATTCCCCGTAAGCCTCGCTTATAGCATCCCTACACATTGAGACTATCACGCCGAAGTAATAAGCGTTCTGATTGTTCGAGCGAACGTTATTAAACGGTTTTATAGGTCTAATCATAACCTCGACCGCCAGACCTTCAAGGCTTGTAAGGTGCTTCCTTAACAGTTCCTGATTGTCGAAGGTTACTTGCGAGGATGAAACTCGCCCAGTATGCTTGATGTTCATAAAATTGATTTGCCTTGTGTTAGCTTCTCAAGGTACAGATAATTTTCTACGTCAGCATGAGTTACCCCACCCTGACATTCTTCCGATGTAATCTCTTTGCGCTCATTCGATAACAGATAGTTACCGAACTTTACAGCTTGATCCCTTATTTCATTTTCCATGTACTCAATCCTTATTTTATTTACACCGTCCATAATTGGAAGGTAATGATTTTAATTGTGTTTGTCAAGTTTTATTTTTCTTTTTTTAAACATACCAATCTACAAGAAAACAGATGTATTCCCATGCCAAGCCATTCACTAAGAGAGAAAACAGTACTACCCTAAGATAACCCAACGATAGTTTTATTGGTCTGGTGACCACTCTCCCACTTATCCCGCCGGCTGGTTAGACTCGGTCTGTCCTCAGGGATCGTGTCGTCATTGGTCGGACGTTGCACGGTTTGCGGTGTTTGACTTTTACCCCCCTGTATATCAGAGGCGTTTCTGGCATTTTTCATTAAACTTGGCGCAATCGGATGAAAACCATTAAGACCGAGAAAGGGTGTGTTTATGATCGGCAAACCAATACCGGAAAGGACACACCCAATCCGAGAATTATTATTTATTTTATTGTTTGGTTTGTGGCTCATAAAACTTCCTTTCTACCACATAGTAATAAATCTTTTTATTAAAGTCAAGAGAAAAATAATATATTTTTTTACACGCCCTCAATTAACTTCTTCCTTTGCTCATTCACTTTTGACAACAATAGATTCTCGTTTATATAGTCAACGCTCTTTTCGAATTTATTCTTGGCATAAGATTCATGCTTCATCAGCTTCTCAATCGACTGGTAAAAATCTTCCGCCGTCTCAATGCCCTCACGGTTAAACTCCGGCAACTTGCTTGCAACTAATACCATCCCCGCCGCTGTGGCCTCTATCCATGAGCAGTTAGACTTTGCTCTGTTGAATACATTATTAATCATCGGCTTAATCATTACCCTTGACTGAAAAAAGTTATCAGCTAACTTATCAAAATAAAAAGGGACTGTGATGTAATGGTAAGATTTCATCTTCCAATAAAAATAAAAGTCTGTAACCTCGCCCAACGTGATAAACTCATACTTGGTCGATGCCTTCCTGATCTGATAAAACTGGCTCATAATATCGTTATACGCATTCCTGTCACCTCGCATGAAGAATTTCTCTGTTAAGTTCAGCTTCGGATTAAACGACCTGTAATAATCATCCCAAGCGTTTGGCACGACATGAATCTTGCTTGTCTCGACTCCCTTGTTAACGAAGGATTCTTTAAGCGATAACGTACTCACGGTTAAATGGTCACATAACATTGCCGATTCTAATGTTACGGTCTGACATTCCTCACGAATGATATATTGGTAAGCCGGTGAAGATTCGGAAATGTTAAAGAAATCATCATCATAATCTACTATGACCGTCTTCTTCATGGCTTTGGCGTGTTGGATAGTTTTAAGCGAATCAGCGGTTGATGGTCTCAGGTAAACAAGTACGTCCTTACTAACCATTTGCTCCCAGCCGTGAAACATAACAGATGATGTCTGGCACTCGCCTAAATATTGATAAGTCCCCGTTCCTCTGTACCAGTTGACGGCGGAGACGGGAAGGTCTGTTACAACTAATATTTTTTTCATTTGATTCTCTTATTTTAATCTCTTCACTATATGTTCGTAAACTCCGGTGTTAATTACTTTATCGTCAAATGCCATCCAGTTAATTCTATCCTGTTCGGTAAGCATTTCGTGACTTCCAGCGTCCCATATTTGACACGACCCCCCAGCAGGTACTTCCCCAGTCTTATCATGCAGATAATTCTCCATTGAATGCGCCCACTTATTAAGCATAGGAGCCCGACCCTTAGACATCCAGAACTGAAACGGCATATGCCATTGATGAATAGCCATGAAGTCCATGACTGTGATGTTATCTACAATAGGATTGAACTGTTCCCTTCTCCCTGAGTACCACGGGTCTTCCGAACCGTAGTCCCCGAATAACGGAAAACCGTAACCCTTAGTGATCTCCCAGAATACTTTGGCCTTAATCGAACATAATTGATGGGTTCTGAAATTTACGTTGTGAGCATTGGCTTGAGTTATTGGATCGTCCCACCCCGGCAACTTCGATATGTTCATTATATCTGACTTCCAATCTACTGTGTCTATAAGCATCTGTGTTTCATATACCAAGTTGTAAGTCTTAATTGCAACAAAGGCTCTTTCATTATAAACGTGTTCCTCATAAAGTCTTTTGATGGTCTGCGGTGGAAGCAGAATCTCCGGCGTGGTCTCGGCCAATACATCCCCTTTAGCCATCTCGAAGCCCGTATTGAAGGCTACCGTGTTACCCCTCATGCCGTAGTTATGGTCTAACCTTTTGTACCGGATGTTCAATTTATCGGTATAAGGAAGGATTGTATTGAGTACGTCATCCTCTGAATTATCGTCTATGATGATGAGTTCCCAATCGTCTTTGGGAAAGTCCTGTCTTATGTAAGTTTCTAAACTTCTTTTAAGCAGGTGGGATGTATTCCACACGCACATAACCAAACTAATTTTCATCTTTGATCTCCATAAATAGTTTGCCATAAAGAATGATATTTAATATAATATTCCGCTTTTGTCATCATTACCGTTTCAGTAGCATACGGCATTCGTTTAGTTGCCTCGCCTGTTTTTATTTCTTCAAACGAATTATGTTTATTATTCAAATGATATTCAAAATTGATTAGAGCATTGATCTCATTCTCATAATGCCTTCTTGCCAACGTCTCTATCGTGTCCGTTTTATATACGTGAGTTGGAATAACGGAGATAATCTCTCCCGAATCTACTTCATCATTTATGTAATGTAACGTATTTCCTAAATCAATGTCATTATAGATTGCCCACTTGAACGAATCTAATCCCCTTACCGCTGGTATGATGCCCGGATGGCAGTTGATAACCTTACCCTTTACGTTATGAATGATTCCAGCCCCGGTTATTAAATATAAATCACACCCATAAATTCCGTCTTCCGTATAATCTAAATTATGTTTCTGCGCTATGAATCTTGGATGAATTGCCTTAGACTGATCCAGTCTGTGATTGAATAATATCTGTCTCTCCGGCCTGTCCTTATAAGGTACGGCAAATATTTTTAGTTTATATCTGCCTAATAGCCCACTAATAACCTGCTCCGTCTTTAAATGCGGGTGGTTATAGGTTATGATTCCCAGCATAAATTCTTTCTTTTACTTTATTCAAAACTAAATCAATACCTTTATCAAGATTTATTTCTAAATCAACACCCAACTCATTCTGTCTGTCCAGAGCGGGCAATTTTGATAGCGTCATCTTATTGGGCTGGTCTTCCTCAATTACATACTTGTCATAATCCAATCCCAATTTATCACACATGATTCGTGCAAGTTTGGAGGTCTCTACTATCTCTGGGTTGCCCATATTGAATAGCTTAACATCCCCATCTAAAGAGGCATAGATAACCCTAACAGCATCCGATACGTGCATCCATGACCTACATGAATGCTTGTGTACTGTTATTTTTTCTTTCTTAACTAACGCTTCAGCGAACCGTATCATTGCGGAATGATTCGCTCCAAAGTCTTCATTCTCATTATATAACATAAACGGTCTGATGATGACTGCATCCAAACCATTGGTCATTTCATACTGAATCAGTTGTTCACCAATTAGTTTACTCACACCATATAAATTATTTGGGCAAATATCCTT